AATAGATATATTATCTAATACAGAACTAAATGTGATTCCTACTTTTGAACAAATTTCATTTGCTACATTTTGAATAGTTGCTGGATAAGATAAATCACTAAAATATCCCTTATTAAATTTAATCATATTATCATAGGCCACAATAGTACATACACCATTTTTATTTGTTAATGTATCAATATTAAATTTACCTATTGGTACTTCTTCAATTACTCCATTAACTAGCAGGCCATTATATAATTCAATTACTCCTATAATGCTATCTGATGTTAATAATTTTAAATTAAGCTTATTACAAATTGCTGAACCTATAGTAAAATCATCACCTGAAAATAATAAACTATCAAACTCATAGTCTATTATAAAATTATCATCATAGGTGCTTGAACCTACAACTATGCGTGAAGAGAAGATTCTATCTTTCTGCTGAATCTGAGTTAAATAATCCAAACTTGCATTATACAATTCAAACACCTCCTTGAATCATTTTAAATTATTTAAGTATAATTGTAGCTCCTTTACCATTAACTACCTGAATATTAATTGTTGAATTAAGAGCTAAATATGCATTATCTATTTTACCATCCCTTACTATTTGAATAATATAATTGCCTACATCCTGAGAAGGATTAACTTGCTTAGATACTGCTGCTTTTAATTCCTCTTCTGCTCTTAAAACTTCTGCCTTTTTCTTATTTTCTACCATTTCATTAGTTTGTTTGCTTATCTCTTTATTTACTGTTTTCTTTAATTTTTCCATTTTTATATACCTCCTAAATTTTTATTGTTCTATTAAAGTTACTGATAAACCTTTCCATGCTATAATATCACTTTTAATATTTGATATCTCAACTGGCCTATTACTTGCATAGAATGTTTTTGTCAGATAAGTACCTGTCTGTGGGTCTGGATAATATACCGGGAAGAATACTCCACTAATACCTGACAAAATAGATGACATTTCTGCTGCTGACATTCTTCCCCATTCCATTTCAATTTGAGTTTTAACTGCAATTCTACTCCTATTTAATTTTCCATTAGATGTTCTTACTGAATTGTCTGAATCTAAATCATTATATGTTACTTTAAATACTTTAGGATAAACTGAAATTTCAGTGCCATTAAACTTAATCATCTATTTCACCTCCTATACTTCCAATACACTTTTACCTGCTCGTCTGCTCATATCATTAATTATCTTTACAACTTGCCTGCCTAGTTCTGTTTCATTCAATTTTAATACCACCTCAACAGGAATATTAGAAGCATTATTATTTTGATTATTATTTTCAAATAAAGGTTGTAATATTGTATATAATGTCGTTGCAATAGTATTTGCTAAAGACTGAGCAAAACTTGTATCTTCTAGAGGAACAACTGCTTCTTTCTGATGAGTTTCACCTATCATTGCAAGTGTTGGCTGGTCAATAATTCCACCTTTTGCCATACGCGGTATTTTAGGTATTGAGAATGTATCACCACCATACCATGGAACCCAACCTGGAATTGTTATTTTTATTTTTGCTAATGAGTTGTTTATACCATCAACAATTCTATTTATTGGTCCTCTAATTGCACTATATAAAGAATTAAATGTAGATGCAACCGCACTCTTTAAACCATTAAAAGCTCCTATAAAACTATTTTTAATCTTTGTTGCTGCTGCAACAGCAGTATTTAAAGCTCCTCCAGTACGGCTATTGATATAATTCATAGCTTTTCCCCAGGCATCAGATATACTAATCTTTAAATTTTCAAATGCCTTTTTAATCTTAGGAGTAAATATTGATATAACTAATTTTATTAATGCTTCAAATGGATGTGAGAGTGCCCAAGCAAAATCAGTCAAGGTTTTAATACTTACATCTATCTTCTTAAATCCTCCAACTACTTTTTCCCTATTAAGAGTGAATACCCCAACGACAATATCTATTATGCCAGATATAATTTCAATATCAGCTGCAAATATCTTAACAAAAGCATTGATTGCTTTTGTAGCTGCTTCAATGGCCGTTGTAATAGCAAACTTAACTGCTGGAATGATGAAAGGCTTAATAAGTTCCCATAAATCAGATAATGAATTATATAAATCTTTTATACTCTTGCCTAAATCAGCAAAAGCTGCCCCAAAATTATCTTTTAAATATTTTCTAATATCATCTATAATCTTTTTTAATTGCTTTGCAAAATTTGACATATCATCTTTAGCTTTTTTAGTTGCACCTGAAGTATCAATAGATGGCATAGAAGTTCCACCTATACCTGAGCCTATACCTCCTACACCACTTCCACCATTATCAACTGTTCCTGTTTTACTATTTAAAATGTTTAATTGGTCAAAGCCTGCAAGAGCTCCTTTTATTTCATTAGCAACTTTCTTTGCAGTTGTGCCTACATTTTTAATGGAATTATCTACATTTTTAATGCCTGAATCAACTGCTGAAATATTACCTGTAGAATTTTTAGTTACTTTACTTGTATCAATAGAAACTCCAGTCAAAACTTCTGTAAAGACTTTAAAATACTGAGCTAAAATCTGAAGTTTTGATAATATATAATTCATTACTTGAAGAGCTGGAGCAAACAGATTCATCAGCCCTGCTCCTATTGTTCCCATAAATATTTTAAAATTTGAACTTAATAATCTTACTTGATTTGCCCAACTCCCTATTGTTCTTGCAAAATCACCTTGAGAATCTTTAGTCACACTCATCAAATATTTATATCTCAGAATGGTTTGTTCTCCTTGAGTCATACTATCATAACTCTTGGTTATTCCTTGAGATAATGCATATGCTTCCATATTTGCAACTGACATATTTATGCCAAGCCTTCTTAATGGCTCAATCTCACCAGATATGCCAGCCTGAATCTTATAAAATGCATCTTCTGTATCTAAATTATAGAATGATGAAATATCACCTGCTAAACCTGTAAGATTCTCAGACATTGTAACAATTGATTGGCCTGTCAAACCTGAACTCTTAAACATTGCTCCTAGAGTCGAAGTATATTTCTTAGCTGATAATTCAGATAAACCAAAGGACTTCAATGCATTCTGAGAAAAATCATCAACCTGTTGCGACATATCTCCAAAAGTCACATCAACTACATTCTGAACCTCTTGTAGGTCAGAAGCAATTGTAATACATTTCTTTCCAAAAGCAACAAGAGCCGTAACAGTGAAAGCTGTTGCAATAGTTCTTCCAAGTTTTCCAAATGTTCCTGATGCCATGCCTTCAGCCTTGCCTGCTATCCCTGACATCTCTTTGTTAAAATTATTATAATTCAACCCAAGGTCAAGGTTTATTTTACCTACACTTTCACTCATATTACACCTCCTATTTCTTACCAAATAATGAACTTAATGTCTTTGATAAATCATCCATTTCCTTATTATATTTTTCTTTGTCGTCTTCTACATCTTCATATTTCCTTAACTGCCATTCATCATATATTTTTTTCTGAGATGTATTAAAATTCTTGATTATATCATTATCTGTTTCACTTCTAATTGATATAATATTGCCAAGTGGAGTATCAGGCATCATCCCATTTAATAAAGTGATAAATTCATCATATCTTAATAATCCTAAATCATTTCTCCTGATTCCATATTGTTTTGCAAAACTAGCTTCGACTAAATTCCAATCATCTTCTAAATCATAGTAATACTCAAACTTAGAATTACTTTGCCGATTCTTGAAACCGTTTCTCAGCTTCTTCATACTCCATGTCTTGTGTTGCTGCCATAATTGCAATTACAAGAACCTTTAAATTCTTTACTTTCATGCTTAGTACATTAATCTCTTTTACAGCTTTTTCCCCTAATACAGCTTTTATACCTTCTGCCATATCATTTATATCACCGGTTTGCAGAAGTTCTTCAAATTTCATTATATTTTTTAATTCATCCTTTACCTCATAAGACTTATCGCCTATGGTAATCAATGTTTTTTCATTATCTAATTTATTGGTTATATTAATTATCTTTGCCATTTGAATATTCCTCCTTATCCAAAATGCGCCCAACTAAGGGCGCGTTTAATTCAATTATACAATAACTACTGAAGCAAATCCACCCTTAACCGCTAACATTCCTGCTGTAGCTTCAACTAAGGTAATATTATTGCCAATAGTTGTAAGAATATCATTGCCTAAAGTATATGGAGCCCAGCCTTTACCAGTTATATTCTCACCACCTGAAGGTAATGCACCATTAATCTTATAATAATAAGCATTTCCAGCAGTTAAAGCAGGTAATACTGATGCAATCTTTGTTGCTCCAGCTACTGCCCCGTCAACACAAACAAATGATAAATCAATTAGTGTTGATACTGCCGGGGTGAATGTTGGCTTTCCATTAGAAAGTACTTCAAATTCTAATGAATCTACTTTTGAGCTATCTCCACCTGCCGGAGTTTTTACTGAGATAATTACTTGCATAGAAAGTTTATCTCCATTTGGTAATATCCACTCAAATATTGTTGCAGCATCATCACCAGACTTTAAGAATAAACTTGAAACATAATTATTACCTGCATCTGAATAATTCTTTTTGCCTGATAAATTGATTGTTAATCCTTTACCAACTATTGCTCTCTTTATCCATCCTTCTATATCTAATGGACTCCAAGTATCTATAGTATTATCAATTGCAGGACTAAAGGTTGTTAAATCTGAGATTATGGCCATATCCCCTTCTACTGATGCAAGTCCTTTTGTACCTACCTTGAATATATTAGAATATACAGGGTAAACTCCAGAAAACTTTCTTAAATCAAATAAGAACTTCTTTAAATTAAGCATATTAAATACCTCCTATTTTTCATAATATATAATAACTCTGATTACTGATTCACAATTATTGCCTGAATCTCTTTCCATACTTATAGGATGCCCGTCTTCTAATTCAACTGAAATTACATTTATACCATCCATCACCAGATTATATTGACCGAATAAACTATCGTAGATTAAATTAGCTTTTGATTCACATGCACTTGCATCATCATCCCAATGTATAAGAATTGAGAAAGAAATACTTCCTATTGTTGTACATGATTTCCCTCCTAATGAAATTCCTGAACCTAAACCTTGCTTTAAATATAAACCTATACACTTCTCTGACTTGTTTATAAAAGCATTATAAAATTTATCATCTGGGAAATTACTCTTTAAATAAGTTTTAAAATTATCTGTATTCATTTAATCACCCCTGATAAAAGTTGACGATAA